CTTAAAGTAATTTTCTTCGAGCTTCCCAATGTCAATCTCCGCTGATAGTTTTATTGCCTCTTGTAATCCGAATATGATTGTATGAACCTGATCTTCTGATAGATCACAAAATCTGGTTTCCCACCCGAACTTTCCTAGTATAAATGCTAGTTCTTCTATTGGTTTTCTTTCTTCCATTAGTGCATTGCTCCCTCTTGCTCTGTTAATAAATCAATGATCTCGTCTATTTCTTTCTTTGGAAGCTCACTGTTTGTGTATTGCAACATGAGAATTGTAAGATCGTTTACAATAACATCCGCTGACCCGAACAAAACTTCGCCTTCTTCAGAATCTTCTAGCTCATCTTGAATAACTTCGTTTGCTGTATCTGTAATCTCTCTTAGGTCTTTAAGGTTTTTACAAAAACAAACGTACTTAGTTTCTTCTGTGTATAGTTCTTTTTCACTGCTACGCTTGGCTATTGATAAAATCATTTCAAACCTAGCCATCCTCTTGCCTTTCTGTGTCGTTATCTCTTAACCATAACGCCAAATCAGATAAAATGTATTTAAATTGTGAACATGGAATAATTGCCATAAGCTTACCGTCTTTCCAAATCTTCATTCCCTCATCGTAAACAGCCCAATTTATCATAGGTAAGCCTCCACTGCTTGTTCAATTGGGTTTCTGTTCCACATAAAGTTAAGCATGCAAGCGGCCTTATACTTAGTCCATGAGAAGTCCATGAAATTTACTTCAATACCTTGTGTGGCTAAATGATTGCGCTGTGTCTCTGTCATGTTTTGATCTAACCAACGCTTAGTCCTTTTAGCTGCATTGCCATCTACAATATCACGCAAGAAATCATCTGCGGCTGCGGTAGCTTGTGGCTTACCGCCAACAGCAAGAACTCGCACTTTACATTTTTTGCGTTTACCAAAAGCAACTGATAACTTTGATGTGTTAGCTACCCCGACAAAGCCTTCAAATCCCATCGCCATACGCAAGCTGCCATCACCAAACAAATCAATCCAACGGAACGGTGACATTTGCATCAAATCGTATTCTGTCATTGTAAATGTGGATAGCTCTCCTTTTTCTTCCTTCTCAGACTCAAAGAGATAGCCACATACTGGACACTCTTGAACGCCCATAGGAACGTAAGACTCGCACTCTGGACACTCTTTCAGAGGTGCCTCACCCTTTTCTCTATCATCTAAGTCAACTGCGTCTTCCAAAGACCCATGCGTAAGAACGCTTGTGCCAAAGTCAAGAACCACGCAATCTGTCTTAACAACACCTGGGAACTCTTCTGGATCAATCGTGCGTAGCCCACGACCAATCATCTGAACCATCGTACCTTTCTGTGAACATGGCCTCATAAGAACGATACAAGACACGGCAGGAGCGTCAAAGCCCTCAGTCAATACCGACACGTTCACAACTACTTGAAGATCACCGTAGGCAAGCTCATGTAGTGTTTCGGCTCTTTCATCTTTTGGTGTGTCGCCAGTTACAAGCTTTGCATCAACATCGTACTCTACAAAAGACTCTAATAAATCTTCCGCATGTTTAATTGTACTACAAAACACAACGGTCTTACGACCATCCGCATGATCCATCCACTCTGTCACAACTTTATCGTTAATGACCTTGTGGTTCATAATGGCTTCAACTTGTTCCATGTCAAAGTCGTTACCCTTACGAGATACGTTGTTAAGCTGATCCCCCACACCACAATCAATCACATATGATTTAGGTGGCACTAGAAATCCTTCACGAATTAATGTTGTGATTTCAATATAATGTGAGCAATTATTGAAAACGTTGCGTAGACCTTTGCCATCGCCACGATTCGGTGTCGCAGTAAAACCAACAATCTCTGCTTTTGGGTTGTCATCTTTTACCGCGTTAATAACTTTTAAATATGTATTTGCTGCTGCATGATGGCTTTCATCTACAACGACCATATCAAATTTTGGACGATCACGAAGATTGCGATCACGAGATATTGTCTGTATCATTGCAAAAACCACATGACCGCCCCAAAATTTTAAATTTCCATTAACAACACTTGGGCATAAATGATTATTAAATTTTTGAAACTTAAACATATTTTGAGTTACAAGCTCATCGCGGTGTTGCAAAACAAGAACTCTATTGCCTTGTTTGTAACGCTCTCTAATTAGTGCAGAAAGCATAATCGTTTTACCTGCACCAGTAGGTGCTACAACAATTGTATTACCGTGTTTGTCTAATGCTTTACATGCATCACTAACAGCGGCCTCCTGATAGGGGCGCAGTAACATGTTGGGAACTCCATTGGTCTAGAAAAGAGGGGGAGTATTTGGCCCACCGCTCCCCTTCGGTGGTCTAGCAGGTGGAATAAACCTGTGCCGCTAGCTATCGATTAGCCCAACTTGGTACTGCACCACTTGCTACGGGCTGTGCCTGTTGCTGTGGTTGTGCCAATTGCTGCGCTGCGGCAGGTGTCTGAGACATTGGCACTTGACCAGAAGGGATAAAATCCTTTTGGTTAGGCGTTATGGCTGCGGTCAACTTATTCTGATCCGAATAACCATTAGTGCCTTTCTTGATGCCGACCTTAGCGCAAATCTCCATACCATTCAAGTCATTAACTCCTTGAATCTGTCTACGAGCTTGTGCTTCGGGTGAAATATCAGTTGGGACAATGTTAAATCCACTTTCTATAATAGTTCTAAGAGTTGATAAACCAATCTCTTTGGCTAGTGGCATACCGCTAGTGCCTGGTTTGTCACCATCAACAAATATTTTATCCCAAAACTTACGCTTATCGTGTTCACCGCCAATGACGGTGAATTCTAACTCCATCCATTTGGCTTGCGATTTGTCAGAAAACTTAAACCATTGACCAGATCCAAATTCTGGAATCTCTCTGTCACCTAGCTTAACAGTAATTATTGCACGGCATACTGTACCCGCAGGGATCAATGTACGCTCCATTTGTGGAGCTTCTGATACGTTTGCATTATTTAAATTAAGCATTTGCTAATTCTCCTTCTCTAGAATGTTGAGTGTTTGGGTCTACAA